CAGTTTTTAACCCTGATACTGCAAAGCTACGTAGTATATCTACGTTTAATTATAACGAAACAATACCTCCAATATCTTTAGGTACAACACTTGCATATGTTGATAACTCTGGTAAGTTTAGCCGCTTCAATGAGATGGCAAACATACAACGTGAAGGAGAGCCAAGCATAGTAGATGTAACTAAAGTTGTACCAACACTATTACCAAAAGACATAGACTTATTAACAAACTCTAGAGAAAACTCTATAATATTGTTAGGTAAGACAGGCTCAGATGATGTCTTTGGTTATAAATATTTCCAAGTATCTGAGCAAAGACAGCAGGCTGCATGGTTTAAATGGAAGCTCAACAACCCATTGATATATCATTTTATTATTAATGATGAATATTTCTTTTTAGATAGTGATTATTATTTACAGAGTATCAAGCTAGTGCAGACTGAAGATGACCCCTCAACGAGTATAAACAATGTCGACTTCTTATTACATGTGGATAATCATACTACTGTTAGCGGCGGCAACTTTGACTCAGCTACGAATCTGACTACCTTTTCTGGTGTCAGTTGGTTAAATACAGTTACTTCGCCTAATCACGAGCTAGTGGTAATTGATGAAGGTGGTACACCTGCTCCTACTAATGACCAAGGTAGATATGCTAAAGCTACAGTCAATGGTACAAGCTTTACTGTACCGGGTAACTGGCAAGGTGTGACACTTACAATAGGTTACTTATATCCTTATGAAGTTAAGTTTCCTACATTTTACGCTACTAGACAACAAGGTAATAGTTCTAGAGCTGATGTAAACTCATCTCTTGTTTTGCATAGAATTAAGTTTCACTTTGGTAAGATAGGTCTATATGAAACTACACTTGAACGTGTAGGTAAACCTGACTATACTGAAGTATATGAATCTCCAATTATGGATATTTATAACGCATCAAGAGCACCATATCTCGAAGAACATATCCAAACCGTACCAGTATATGAAAGAAACACAAATGTAGACGTAACACTACTATCGTCACACCCAGCTCCAGCTACATTACGTGCTGTATCTTGGGAAGGTGACTTCTCACCCAAGTATTATAAACGTGTCTAATTACATACACCCACTTACATTGGAGGCTGCTACAGAAGTGGCCTCTAATCTCCGTCCAGATGACCTCAGAGAGGTCGAAGAAGGCCATGGGATAGATCCTACCGCCCTTCCATTTCTGATGTCTCAGAACCCATCCTACGTGTATTTCACAGTGCCTGACGGCAAGACTGCTGGCATGGCCGGAGTAGGAAAAGATGGTGACATATGGATGCTATGCACTCCAGATATACACCGATACCCAATTACATTCGCAAGAGAGGCCAAACGGTATGTCGATAGCCGTACTGAGCCACTCCTTTGGAATATAGTTGATAGCAGAAACAAAGCACATCTTAGATTGCTAAAGTTTCTTGGTTTCAAGTTTTTACGTAAGTTAAAACATGGGCCGAACAATGTAACATTTATTGAATTTTGCCGTGTGCGTAGACGCTAATGCAGGGGCAAGGGCACAAGCTAGAGCGCAAGCTGCTGCTAAAGATGCCCGATATGCTCAAGAAAAATTAAAGTTTTTTAACAAAGAAACACAGCTCGAAAGAGCACAAAATAGAAACGTTATAGGTTACTCACGTGATTTAAGTGATGCCTATTCTACTGCTCTTGCTGCTCAAGGTAAGGGTAGAAAACAGCTAGAAAGTGCTGCTCGTCGTTATTTTAGATCAAAAGGCACAATAAACGAGGGTGGCAGATCAAGACGCTTTGGTGTTGCTAACTATCAAGGATTGCTTGCAGCACAATCAGAAGTAGAAGGAGTTATAGATAACGTATTAGGCCGTAACCTTGCATATGCTCGAGAAGGTGCTATACGTAAATTCCAAGCAAAGCAAGCTAAAGGTCGAGAAGCTTTAGGTATACCAGCCTCATATGGTGCACCTGTGATGTTACCTCCTACAAACAGATTAGGTGGTGCTTTACAAGTTGCGAGTCAGGTAGCAGGTTTAGCTACAGGTATCAGTTCATCAGCAGGGTTATTTAACTTTGGATCAAAAACCTCAGTACCAACCGGTGGTGGTGGTTTAAGTTTTGGTGATGCTGTAAATAGTGGCGGATTGGGTATAGGTAGTTTTGATGACTATTCTGGAGCATTTACTACATTACCTTCATTTTAAATTATGACATCATCATTCGGAACTATAGTCGGAAAAGAACGGGATAAAATACCCGGATACGGCGTAGATAACTACGAAGCTACCGAAGCTGACCTAACTAATGAGGTCAACAATCAGATTACAGCTAATCAAAACGACACTCGTCAATTTTATAACGAGATGGCTGCGATACAAAAAACCATTGCAGAGACTCCTTTACAGAATTTACAGTCTCTTGCACAGTTTTCTCAGTCGGCTAGTCAAGCTATAAAAGCATTTCAATTAAGAAGAGAAACACAAGAAAAAATCAACGAAGCCATGGACTTCTTAGATAAAAACTCTAGTGCTACTCTTCGTGATGCCGAAGGTAAATTAAATTTAGAAGATGCTAAGTTTAATAATCAACTACTTAATGAGAATACAGACGCTTCTATGAACTTTTTAAGAGCTAGAAACGTTGAACTACCACAAGATGTTGGTGTTAAACAAATTGTTCGAGAACTTAAAGATAACTACTATGGGTCTAGACAACAGTATATTAATGAAAATGGTGGTCAAAAGATTACAGACTCAGAAGAGTTTATAAAATTACATAATGCTGCTGACGAGCTGATGATTACAGCTATGCTGGATCGAGCTCAAAGAGCAGGCGTGGATACAAACAGCCGAGAGTTTAGAAAGGCGTTTTACACCATTATGTATCCTGATATAAAACAAAGAAGAGATAATAATATACAAAGTTGGAAATCTAAAGCAAATAGAGACTACGAAAAAAATAGAGACGAAAAGCTTAGAAATATTATCGTTGATACACTAGCTCCTTACCAACAAGGAGATCGTGTAGATATTGATGTTCAAACTCTTGTTGAAACTATACAAGCTACAAGAAATTTTGATACACCAAGAGAAGCTGTAAACTATTTATTTGAAGAAGTTGCTGCCGAAGTAGGGTCAGATCAAGCTAGATTAAAACTACATCATCTTAACTATCTTTTTGAAGATGCTTTATATACACCTAGTTATGCACCTAATACAAGAGTTACTTATCAAGATGGTAACTTTAAAGATAAAGATGCAAATGCTTCTCTTATACAAAAAACAGAAACTAGATTAGCTGAAGAACAAATACGACGTGATAGAGCTAGTAAAACTGCTGCTCAAAATGAAATTAATCAATTAGAAGCTCAATATCCTAGTGGTGTACCAGATGAAATATTAGAAAGAAAACTACTTGAATTAGATCAGAAGTTTCCTAATATTGATGTCAGCAAGTTGCAAACTAGCAGTCGTGGTATTACAAACGGTGGTGAGTACAGTAGAGCTGGTCAAGGAGATCCATTACAAAAATATAATACTCAGTTAAAGGAGAAGTACGAAACAGAATTAGGTGATAAGTTTAACGCATTTAACCAAAGGGAAGTAGAAAGAGCTCAAGGTGCACTTGCTCTTGAAGTTGAAAGACAAACAAAACTTGGAGTTGACTTTGACTCAGCAGTGCAAAACGCATATCAAGATGTCGAAGATGGATTGCTTGCTGGTAATTATTCTGGAAGTGCCATCGAACAGCGTAGAGGAAAGAAAGGTAATGCTGCTGACATAGCAGAAGATGGTAAATATTTACGAAGTGATATAGGTAAAGTTCGTTACCAAGGTGACGTTATATCATCATTTGAAAAACAGGCATTAGCTGATTATAAAAGACACTTAATTAATCCAGAAATATATGCGTTTCCAGAATATTTTACAGGTGTAACTGCTGGTACAAAACTAAGTGCTAGACAGTATGCTTATGATAGACTTAATGCTGTAGGTGGGTTAACAGACCGAGGTCTAATTAAAACCATGCCTTATATAAACAAAGATGGTGTCTTAGTGGACACGCAGTTTGATCTTACTCAAGAAGAGTTAAATGAACTAGAGGTCAGACCTAACCTGACAAAGACTTATAACGCTTTAGAAGATCCGGTAAAAGGTAAAAAAATACTGAATGGATTTAAAACTGGCAACTCTGTAGGTACATTTGACGCAGCTAGTGGCCCAAGAAAACGAAACGCAGACAAACTGACTCTAGGTCAGATAGTAGAGTATGCTGATCGAGGTGCTACTAACTTTGGATTATATGGATTAACTGCACAAGAAATAAAAGATGCTACAAGATTTTTGTCATCACGTGACTTTGACAGAGTATTTGATGAAAAGACACAGAGTTTTTTAGTAAAAGAACTTATTAGACAAAGAGCTAATCGAACTAATAGTATCAGAGGTGCTATTATACAGGCAAAAAAAGGTGGAGAAGCAACCATTTTTAGAGGTGATGAAAGAGAGGGACGTTGGGATAGACTAATGGACTTAGGTGAAGAAGAACGGGAACTTGTTTTAAATGCGTTCCCTGCACTTCGTAACATACCAGCAAACCAGTTTCATAATCTTACAGAAGGTGTTTTTCTAGGCATCGAAGCTGAGCTACAAAACTATCAAAAAAACAGAGAAAAAGCAATACAACGAATTAAAAGAAAAGAGAACAAAACACCAACAACTTTAGAGGAACTAGAGCAAGTTCCCGCAGTAAAAAAAGCAAGAGAGGGTAGATGACAGACTCAAATTACTCAAACTCTAGAGTCGAAGTTGATGAAGAGTACGCTGATTATTTAGCAGGCTTAGCAGAACAGGCTACAGATGAGTACGAGCGAAGAGAGGATGCACGAGAAGCTGCACAGACACGGTTAGAATCAGAAGAAAAGGTTGCTCGAGATGTACAAGAGGATCCTAGAAATGAAGAAAACTGGGGTGCTAAGGCACTCATAAAAGAGGGACAATCTATATTGTCTGGTGGCCTTCAAGATACAGCATCGTCTATCGCTACATTTCCAGAACGTACAGTAGATGCGTTATCTGGAGAAATGCAAGAACAACGACGAGAGACTGGTACATACAGACCAGACTGGAGTCCATTCGGTGGATATGATAATCCAATCGAAACAAAAACATGGTGGGGTAAACAGTTACGTGGTTTAGTACATTTTGGTACACTTGCACTTGGTACAGTTGCAGCAGCTAAGGCTGCCGCAGCAACCGGAGTTGTTACAATACCAGCTGGTTTACTTGCACTAAGTAAAGGTAACATCGTTAGAGGTGCTGCCGTAGGAGCTGTGTCTGATCTTATATCAAAAGAATCAGACGAGCAAAATGCTTTGGGTGCATTACGTGACAGGTATGGTTGGATAGATACACCAATATCTACCAAAGATACTGACCACCCAGTTATAATGAAACTTAAGAATATAGTCGAAGGCATGGGCATAGGTCTAGTCTTTGATGGTTTGGCATACACACTAAAAAAGGGTGGTGACAAAGCTATAGAACAGATAACTAAACGTAATAAAAGTTTAGAAGATCAAACAATACAAGCTGGTATAGCACAGCTTCGTGAAGGTGAAACACAGTTTAGAGCAGATAAAAATGCACCTATATCTCAGCCACACCAAGGGGCACACATATCCGAGGTTGAACCGCAAGCAGCTCGTGAACAGTTGTCTAAAACACGTACTAAATGGGGCTCAGAAGAGGGCTCTACTGGCAGTGTAACAACACCTATAGAACGAGAAAGAATCGCCATGAAAGGCGGTACAGACGATGCTACTGTCGAACGTCTTATGAAAGGTTTGATGAGTAGTCAAAAATTTGCAAAGGAACTAGCAGAAGCAAAAGGTGATAGAAAAGCACTTGCAACTAAATTTAGAGAAGCTGTAGAAGGACATCAACGTATAACTCAAGGCAGAAATGCTTTAGAAATGTCACCACAAGAATATCTAAAAGAGTTGTTAGAAGCTAGACCTGATACTGTAGATGGTGTTGATATATGGACATCTAAGAATGTAGTTATTGCTGACCTTGTTGTAGGTACATTACTTAAGCAAGTTCGTGATTTAGGAACAGCTGGTAGAGAAATAGCAGATCTTGTTGATTTACAAGACATAGATGGCCCAACAAAACAGCTAGTAGATACCATGCTTACTGCATTGTATGAAACAAAGAAAGCTAGATTTGTAAAGTCTGACTCATTTAGAGAACTTGGTCTTGGCAAAAAAAGTAAAAAGACTGTTGAAGAAGCAACAAAACAGTCTATGGAAGATGCAAAAGATTCTATCATGTCCCTGCTTAAAATAGCTGGAGATGAAAAAGATGACAACATGCTATCTGCTTTGTATGAAGCATTTTCTATGATGGAGAATGTAAATACATTAGATGACTTTGATAACTGGGCAAGAAAAACTATTCTTGGTGGTGCACTAGAAGAAGGTGGAGCAAATCGTACAGGTGCTATGATACGTGAGTTAGAAGGGGTAATGTCACACAGTATATTATCTGGCCCTAAAACACCTATCCGAGCAATCATGGGTACATCTACTGCAACATTCTTACGTCCATTAGCACAGAGTTTAGGTGCAATATTAAGATTACCTTTTGATGGTAATGTAGCTGATGTTCGATCTAGCCTTGCATCAGTAAATGGCTTGATAGAAGCTATACCAGAATCGTTTACTATATTTAGAAGTAAACTGAACTCATACTGGAAAGGTGATATAAGGCAAATAAAAACACGTTTTATAGAGTTTACAGCACAAGATGATAACTGGGAGATATTACGTCGTTGGGCAGAAGATAGTGGTAGAGCTACACCCGGAGAAACAGCAGCGTTTCGTGTAGCAAATCTAGCACGTCAGATGAACAATAGTAACTATCTAACATATTCTACTAAGTTGATGGCTGCAACTGACGATGCGTTTGGCTATATTATGGGTCGTGCAAAGATGCGTGAGAAAGCTATGCGTAAAGTCCTTGAGCTACAAGACAATGGTTATAAAACACCTAAAATAACAAAAGAGTTAATGAAAGCATATGAAGATGATTTTTATGCACAAATCTTTGACGCTAATGGTAATATTGTTGATGAAGCTACAAAGTTTGCACGTAAAGAAGTTACACTTACACAAGAACTTACAGGCTTTGCAAAGGGTTTAAACGATGTATTTACAGCCACACCACTAGCCAAACCTTTCTTTTTGTTTGCTAGAACTGGTGTTAATGGTCTTGCACTTACAGGTAAGTACACACCCGGTTTCAACTTCTTAGTCAAAGAGTTCAACGACATTGCATTTGCTAATCCTAACGATCTAGCTAGTGTAAACAAGTATGGTATATTTACAGCAGAAGAGCTTGCTAACGCACGTGCTTTACAAACAGGCCGATTAGCGATAGGCTCTGCTGTTAC